TGAGAATGTCCAGGATCAGGATAATCTTGGCTGCCGGTAGAAGCAGCTTTGTAAAAGCAGTCCGCGCCGCATTGAGCGCCACTGGCAGAGTCAACTGGAAGAACTTATAGATTGCTGGTCCAATGATCGGGATGTTCAACCGGAAAAAATTCAGCACGGTACTGAGCAGCCCCAGGTTGCCCGCCACCGCTTTGATTGCCAAAGCCAGACCGGTAAAAGTCAATGCGCCAAGCGCGAGTTTGACAATATCTGGCAGACGACTGAAAGCGTCAATAATATTTTTAATAAGCTGGACAACCTGTCCGATAGTTTCAATAGGCAAAGCCACCAGCGTTCCCAGGCTGGTACTGATACGATCCAATGCAAAGCCCAGGGCTGTCCCACCCAACGTCAGCGCTGGAATGTCCAGCGTAAGCCCTGCCGTTTTAAGCAAGTCTGGAACCAGAGCAAAAGCTCCCTGAATGATGTCACGCAGCCCCTCAGCAATATCGACGATGACATAGCCCCAATCACCGTTCTTGACATCTGTCCCAAGTTTTTCAATGACAGGGCTGCCCAGAAGCTTTCCGGATTCAGTAATCAAATCCGGGATACGTCCAATGGCGTCGATCACCAGATTAGCCAGTGTCTGCCCTAAAGACACCAGATCGACCTCGAAATCGGCTTCTTTAAGCTGTCGACCAAGTTCCTGTAGATAAGAACTGCCAGTGGCATCACCCACACCGAGCAGGAAGTTTCCGAGGGTTTCTCCGACCAGTTGGGCGGCCTTGCCGATCAGACCTCCCAGAGCATCGGCTGCCTGGGGAAGAACACCGCTGAAATCTCCTTCAGTGATTTGTGTTCCCAGAACAGAGACAAAGGCATTCCCAATCGTCGTCCCAATCGTGGTCACGACGGACCCCAGGGTCTCCCCGACTTTGACGATAATCTTGCCCACCAGCAGACCAAAGTTATAGGCGGCGGTCCCCAGGGCGTCTTCAAATTGTCCGTTTGAAATCTGTGTACCAAGCTCGATCAGGAAAGAACTCCCAATCAATTGACCGATGTTGACCAGCGTCGTCCCGATCAGATCGGGAACCTTTGCGATGACTTGCCCAATCAAGTCAATAAACGCATTGGCGGCAGTCGTAAGGGCTTCCCCATACTCTCCTGCCAGAATGTCTGTCCCAAGCTTGGTCAGGAAAGGACTGCCGACGAAAGTCCCCAGGTTGACCAGTGCCGTCCCGATCAGTTCAGGAATCTTTTCAACTGCCCGCGAAATAAGCGACACCAGCGCTGTACCAACGGTGGTGAACAGGGCGGGGAAATCTCCCTGGATAAGCTCGTGTCCCAGGCGCTCCAGGAAACGGCTACCCACTGTTCTCCCAATATCAACCAGAATGCCCCCCAGAAACTTTGGAATCTCCTGAAAGGCAATCTGAAGGGATTGGACAATCGCGCTTACAATGTCCTGGAAGGTAAACGCCTGCCCGGAAAAAGCCTTCTGAAGCAAGGTCCCAATCGGAGCAACAATCTTCCCTAGAAGTTCTCCGACCGAGCGCACGAAATTACCCACATCGCTCAATGCACGCTGCGCCGTGAACACGATCAGCAACAGATGATCGTTCAGCGGAGTCAACACCACACGATCCAGCGTCTCAAAAACATCCGCAACGGAGTTAAACACCTGAGTGATGATGTTGTTACCGACCTGCCCGGCGTCCTGTCCACCAAACAGCAGGAAGATTAGACGGGCCACGATCCCGACAAAGCGGTCAATAAAGGTGATAACCCCTTTCAATGCCCGTAATGCTGCCGACGCACCTGATCCAAAGTTTCCAAAGACTGCTTCTTCCAATGACTTCCCGGATACGATGTCCAGGATAGTATTGATCGAGGTTCGGAACAGGTTGACCAACGCCTGCAAAGGCGCACCGATGACATTAGCAACCTGATCGAGACCGAGCAGTTTCAATACACGGATCAAAAAACCACCGGGCAGGAGGAAGGAGAAAATCTGGGTGGCGACATCGGCGATGATCGAGCGATGGGCCACAATCAGTTTTTTAATCTGATTGAAAATTTCCTGAACCAGTGAGTCGATGCCTCCGCGCAAATCACCGGCCTTGAAGGAGATGATCGACGAAAAGAAATCCTCTCCGAGTGTGATACCACGTTTCGCCAATACCTTGCCAAGCCCGCGCAGCGCCTGAGAGATGATCCCGCCCAGGCCGTTCTGAATATCCTTCGCGGCCTGATTACGATCATTGCCGGTCAGAAAATTCAGGATGCCTTTCCCGGTCAACTGAAGAGAGTTGGCGAAATCTGTCAGTTCGCGGCGCACGGAGATAAAGAAGGAACGCAGCTTCTCAGGCGTGACATCTTCCCCGAAAATGCGTTTGATAAAGCTCTTGTTCGCCAGCGATTCCAACTGCTTATCAAAAACTTCCAGGACTTTTGTCCCGTCGCCCATGCTGTCCAGGATAGACGCGGAGAACCCACTGATCCCACTCAGCGTCTCGAAGTCCTTATCTGCCTTGATAATTCGCTGCGGCAGCGTCAAAAAATCCCGGAAAGTCGTCACCAACGCCAGCAGTCCCTGAAGGCTGAATTTGATATTCTGGAACCCTGTGTTAAGCCGGAACAGGAACACTGACAGGGCGTGAGCTTTCTTATCCTCGTCGCCAAACAGACCCTTTGTGAAGAATTTGACAACCTCTCCTGCTACCCCCAGGATGGCAAAGAAAGCATCTTTAATCCCAACAATCTGCTCTCTGACTTTGTTGAACGTATCTCCTGTGCCGCCGATATTGTTGGAGATCAAGTAGTACACATCGTTGATGATGGCAGAGATGGCAGTCAGGGTCGTCACAATGACTGTGCCCACCACCACAATCGTACCAAAGGCTGCCGCCAGACCTGCCACACCAATCACTAATGAGCCGCCGCTAATCAGCAGACTGCCTACCGCACCGACCACCGTAAGAATTACCCCGGCGAATTGTGTCAAGAACCCGATGGCAACCAGTGCGCCACCCACAAATGTTGCCAGAGCCGAAGCCAGGAAAATAAAGGCGGACGCAATTTCAATTACCGGGTCAGGCAAATGCAGAATAAAGTCCACCACCTTACGACCAAGCTGCACCAATGGCCGGAACCCGCGCTGGATCATCGGTAGGAAAGCTTTAGTCAATAATGTCTCGACTGACCCACGAAGCTGCTCTACGTCGCCAGAGAAATTGTTCATCAACTCCTGGGCACGCTCCGAGGCTGGATTGACCTCGTTCATGCTATTCAGCAGGTCCTGGAAGCCGTCGTTCGCCAGCAGGATCGAACCACCGACCTGCCCATACGCACCAAACAGTTCCTTGATAATCCGCACCTGCTCTTCCTGCGTGCGGTTGGACTGCGTAACAATCTGATTTGAAGCAGTCTGACTGCCGGTGATGTCGTCGATGATTCCGGTTGCCTGGGCGATCTGCCGGTTAAACTCAGCCAGCTTCTTATTACGCTTTTCTTCGTCATCCGACCCTGCGGCCAGCCCGTCATTCCACAGCAGCAGATTACGCTGCGCACTCGCCAACACTTTCTGTGCTTGTTCCAGTCGCGCCCGGTCCTGCGGGCTGGCTCCTGGGATACTGACGGTGGTGATGGGCTTATCAATCGCCTTCTGAATGTCCAGGATAATTGCGTTGAAGTCACGAAACTTCCCGGTAGCCTGATCGGTAAGTGTCACCCCCAGACGACGAAGCTGGTTGCGGGCACGGTCTGTGTTCAACTGAGTCAGCAGCGATTTCAGCGATGTACCAGCTTCAGCCCCGCGCAGACCGGAATCTTCAAATGTCGCCAGCACTGCCACTGTCTCATCCATCGACAGCCCAAACTGCGACGCGATAGGACCTACGTTTGCCAGACCAGCCGTCAGGCTCTCCACACTGGCTGTCGACAAATCGGCCCCTGCGGACAGGATATTGGCCGCCTGTGCGATGTTTTGAAATGTCGCCGGTACACCATCGGCGAACTCACGGAATGTTGCCTGGGCCTGAATCAGCGCATTGGTTGCCTCGTCAATGCTGCCACTGTCAGACAGGGCCGCCAGATCAGCCGCCGAAGGCAGGATGAATTGGACGCTGCTGAGGTCCTGACCCGCTTTGATAAGCTTCAGTGTGGCGTCCAGCGCCTCATTCGATGACAGCGGATAAGCAATACCAATCTCATTGGCGAAGTCCTGAGCTTTCTTCAGTTCTTCATCTGTGAGATTGCCGAACACCTGCACCTGTGTGCTGAGTCGGTCAAAACCCACAGCGGCATCGAAAGCGTCCGATTGCAGGAGCTTTCCAATCCCGAAGTTGTTAATGAGATTAAATCCTGCGGTTTTGATCTGATTACCAACATTGATGAACGTCTGACCAATTTCTCTGATCTTGGCCGAAATCTGATCGACGACTCGAAACACACCAAGCTGGAAGTCCTTGATTCGGTTGAGCAGCGCCACCGGATTCAGTTCACGGGCTGCAAATTTAATCGCGCTGGCAAGGAGGTTGGCGATGACTTGATCTTTAATCGAGAGGCGCAAACCCCTCTCAAAATTCAGCCCCAGGAGATTTCCTGCACCAAACCCGGCATCCTTAACCTGACTACTAGATTCTAGTGCCCCCTGAAGCGACCCGAATACTTTTGCTACACGTGACGCAAAGCGTTCGTCGAGTTTGACTTTTTTAAGCTCATTCAGCCCTTTTACAAATTCTTTGAACACAGGCTGAATATTCTTCAGACTTTTAGGATCGAGACGAGAGATAACCTCCAGACCCTCTGCGATACCGACCATGATCCCGCCAATGTCCGGGAAAGTGGCGTTTTTGAATCCTTTCAAAGCGCTGCCCAGGCCCCGAAGTACCTGGATATAAATCTTCAGGGTTGTGCCTACGGCTCCCTTGAGGTTAGTCGCTTTTGTCGCACGCGCCAGCCCAGACAGACCAGTTCCCAGAAGATTAATCGACCGAGCAAATCGCTCAAAGGCGTCGCCTCCTGGAAGCTTGCTCAGTGCCGCAGAAACGAGGGTCAATACGGCTGTCAAACCACCAAAAATAACCACGATATTACGTGCGTCTTTGACAGTGAACCCGCGCGTTGCTCGTACAAGGTTCGAGAGACCCTGGCCGAGCTTCTGAAAAATTGTGGCGAGACCGGCAAAGGATTCACTTCCTGGCAACCTCCGAACCAACCCGGAAATAATTTGCAGGGTCGCACCCAATGCCCCATAAATCGTAGCAATCTCTTTGATTTTTTTGGAGTCAATTTTCTGGCTGGAGACAATATCCAGCAGTGTCTTCAGGCCGAGGCCCACTGTTTTGAAGGCACGAGTGATCCGCTCGATGTCATCAAGATTGGTCGTCTTTGTGGACAGCGCCGAAAGCTGCTCAATAATCATGGTCACGTTTCGGACCACTGCGGCAAGTTTAGCCGACCCTCCTGACCCTACTTTGAGGCTAAGTAGGCGCTCCAGGGTTTTGACCAGTTGATTAAAATTCTTCGAGTCGAACTTGGCATCATTAAATGAAATATCCAGCGCGTTGACCGTCTTAATCAGGTCCTCAATCACCGCGACGGATGCCTTGACATTAAGATCAGTGATGTTATAGAAAACCTTCAGGGCACGGGCAAGTTCGTCGAGTGCCCGCGCCCCCTTTCGGAACTCATCCGAAAAAGAGATCGTCAGCTTCTTTTTAGACAGCGAATCAATTTTACTCTCGGCAGCCACCAGTTTCTTGTAAACCTGATCGGCTTTTTCAATCAACTGGTCGAGAGGGACAAGGTTAATCTGATCTGCCATAAATCAGTCCCTCCCTTTCCGTACCCAGACCACTGCCCAATTCTCAATCCCCTGTTTCTTCAAATTCTTCTTGCTCAGATTGAAAATACGCGAATAGAGATTCAGTGGCTCTACTTTCTTGATTGGCCCTGCTGAATATACGCCTGGGCCACCGCCTGTTCCACGCGGCGCACCAAACACAATCGAGTTGTTGTTGACAAAGCTCTCGCCCTGGCGGGTGCGTCTCACTAACGGGGTCTGGCGCAGACCCCACAACGGATAAGGATGTTTTGGATCACGAGCAGGAAGCGCAGGACGCCCCTGATCCAGCACATCGAACAAATTAAAATCCGGGTTGGGGGAAGCTACAAACACAAAATAGCGTACCCCATTGAGGTCGCCCAGGCTTGCTCTGATCTTGGCGGGTTCAGCGATAATGCTGACGTGGTAATTATCGAAAGCGCCGGAAGTGCTTTTCCCCCGTAGTTCATCCAGGACTGTGTTGAATGTGTCCACGATGATCTCCAGCGCTTTTTCACCGGATCGCGTCTGTTCGGATTCAACATATTCTCGAAGTCGTACAGCACGCGACAAACGCGATCCGGCCATTAGGTTTTCTTCTTGTTCTTCTCTTCGTTCCGCCTCACTATGTTATCGTGTCGTGTTATCGTGTCGATCATGCTTTCCAGATAATGCCGAGCAATCTGCTGCGCCTGTTCATCCAGGTTCATTTCACGCCAGATCGTAGGGGGTATCCCTATTGCGTGAATAACAGAAAGATCGGTATATCTGGGGCTTCCGTAGATCGGTGTCAGACCACCAAAAAGTTCTTCCCGGTGCTTCCTCATCGCGGTGGTATCTTTCTTGTCCTCGATGAGTTTCATGATCCGGGCATATCGCACCAAGATCGAGAGCTTTTTGGTAATCTTCCTGCCTGTGATTGGGTCGGTCTCAACCGTATCTGTTTTAGGAGCTAGCCGGATCAGATACCGGTTCACCAGATGGCTGAGAACGAAACCCGGCCTCGTCGACATCTTCGCCGAGTCCCATCTCCCTCAGATTTTTCGCCAGATCATTCTGAAGAAGTGAGTTAAGGCGGGCATAAAACATGGGGCCTGCCTCAGTAAAGATGTCAATCATTTGCTTCAGGCGACGCTCGAACGGATTCCGCAGATCGTACTTGAGGCGCGGCATTTCATAATCCTGCGCCAACCAGTTGATAACTTCTCCGTCATCATCACTCAGGGATTCGTCATCACTGGACGTTTTGAACAGCTTTGTCATCACGTCCTCTCCGTCTGCATCATACGGAGCCGGGGGACGCTCAATGTCGTTCCCCTTGTATGTCATCCCAATGATATAAGCGTGCTGTTGAGCTTCCCGACGCAGCCGATGGTAGTAACGAGACGCCTTGTACGCCGCCTCTTCACCCGTCAACTGCTGCGTTGAATCGGTGTAGTTCATACGCTTATCCTGATCGAGAATGTAGAGCGTGATGACATCGGTGACGCTGATGTCCTCATCCTCATCAGGGATTCGACGGGACACGATCAATTCGTCATAGGCTTTACGAACGATCTCTAACGACTTTCGGTTGAGAATGACACGAAGCCCTTGTTCAGCCAAAGGCCCTTCGTAGTCATCAGGAAAGGGAAGAACAGTGTCCAGGATATGGGCCTGTTCGTTCTGGCTCCCCTGCGTCTGGCGAGTTGTTTTTCTGCGTGCCATCACTCACTCCTGTCTGGCATTCTAATATACAACCCTTAAAAAATCAACTTTACCGCAATGAAAGGAATTAATGGTTCCTTTTCTCGGCAAAAGACAGGCCGCATAAGCGACCTATCAGATGAAGATTATGCGTTGGGGTAGAACGGTGTCCCGATCACCACTTCGCCCGCATCCGTGCAGGCAGCGAAGTAGTTAAACGCCGCGAAGTCGTTGCGGCCCATCACCAGATCGGTATAGTTCCCCGACACCGTTAGCCCACTCTCCAGCGTGACCAGCTTGAATTCCTGATTGGTCATCGGGTTACGCTGGTAGATGTTGGCGGCAGTGATGAAGGCGGTACGATCCACCGTCCCCACGACTTTGAGGATGGCTGCCGAGGTCGGCACATTGGGCTGCGCCCAGGTCACGCCACCGTCGCGGCTCTCGGCCAGATAGCCCGCAGCGCCTGCGATAACGAGATGATCCTTGCGCAGAACACAGACACCCGCCAGGGATGCCGGTGCGCCAGGGATATTGGCCGTGAGATCACTGACCGACAGACCGCCACCACTCGGACGCGCCACCAGCAGTTCACCCGTCGCGCTGACCATGTAGACCTTCCCGGTCACACTGTCAACTGCCGCGTTGGTGAGTTCGATGGTGGTCAATGCGGTGCTGTCTACTTCAGTCCAGGTCGACCCTTTGTCCGTGCTGACCCAGATTACACCATCGGTGAAATCGGAACCAACTGCGATCAACAGGCCGCCAAGCTGCACGACTTTGGTGATGCCATCGGTAAAGCCAGCGATGATCTTCCAGGTGACGCCCCGGTCTGAAGAGACGGCCAACTGTCCGGCTGTTGCGGTAACGATGTCCGGGTCATCCAGTGCGGAGACCACGATCAGATCACCTTCGTTGAATACCGAAGCAATCACGTTCGTCACCGTCAGCCCGGTCGTCAGCGCGGTCGGGGCCGACCCAAAGCGGTCGTCCGTGAGAAGAGATACCAGCGCATCCGTCCCATTGCCCCCCACCGCCAGCAGACCCTGATCTACGGAGAAATCACAGCCTGCGCAGTCTTCGTTGAGGAAGGTGATCGCGTACATCTCATCCGTACCGGCGTAGACCGGCAGGAACCCAAGTTCCCACCCCCACACGACCTCTTCGACCTGGATTTCCGAGGTCCGTTCGATCATGTTGGTGTCTTCGTTGTTGGTGATAACGTCGGTGGATTCGATGGGCGGGTTGATGGTCGCATTCCGCAGGCCCTGCCAGTGCGAATAGATGCGATCTTCCGGGCACGGGTAAATCAGATACAGATCACTCTGGCAGCCAATGATCTGCTGAAAGGCACGCTGTTGCAACGGAGACCACAGCGCGTGTGAGGGGAAACCTACGGTGTAGGTTCGGCTCAACTCCTGAGCAGGGCGTTTAACCCTGGTGATGGGGATGACCTTGCCTCCACGAAGGCGAACCTGAGTGACTTGCAGGGCGTCGCTCAAATTCTGAGCGGGCGATGTCAGGGCATGACCGAGCAGATTAACGGGTTGCCCGGTCGGGCCATCGACAGGATGCTCCATGTGGAGAATATAATCCTTACTGTCGAGACCTTTTTCTGGCCCCCACAACGCCGGGTAGTAGTTGAGATTAGCCATCGCTTAACTCCTCTAACCCTAGCTTATACGGGAATGCTGTGCGCAGAGCCTTGCCCTTGACTCGCCGGAGATCATCCAGGGAGTAGGCACTCGCTCGAAGGAACGATTTCAGGACATTCTCCACCATCGTGTCCATGTCGGGCAGCACGTACAGCATGATGTGCGTCCGCAGAGTGCCGAGTTCGACCTCTGTGACTTCCTTGTCCGATGGAGAAACCTTGAACTTCCTGACGTTCGGATAATGTCCGACTGGAAAACGGAAGCAACGGATCGGGCTAGATTCAGTGATGGCGACACTGTTTCCGGTTCCGTCATCCAGCATCATCAAAACGACTGGAATCTTCTCGGCTTTGGCGGATGCTTTCTTTGGCTCGGAATCGCCATCTTCCTTTGCCGGTGGAACATAGGCATCCTCTAACGGCTTGTCACTCATCGTTCCTCCTTGTTCTATCCCCGACTGGAAAAAATAGGCCGACTGTACGGGACCAGCGTCTCCTGCATGACGTGATCGTATCGCAGTCGGCCCAATGTTTTCCCAAGATCGAAGTTCTGAACCTGAATACCAGTATACGGATTTATAGACTGAGGAGTCAACATCGTTTGCTGCTCCGCAATAAAACCGACTTCCAGATAGCACCCGCAATCTTTAACAGGAAGATCAGCGGCCACTTTATAACAGATCGCCTGACGCAAGCCAGAGACCTGCATCTTGTAACGCTCATCCAGGGCCGAAGGATCGGTTTTGTACCAGTAACGAATCTTGAAAGATTCAGGTGCAAGATTATACGGCGGACAGTCACAGCCAAGCTCGTTCTCATCCTCGGCAGTGAAAAGATCGCAGGGATCGGCGCACACGACATCCGCTACCCGGATGTGGAAAATTCCATGTGCCGGATCGACCAGTTTGGTTCCAGGATTGACGATAGCTTCCTGATCGGCCACCACCCAGGCAACCTCAAAGTCCGCTTCTTCTTCCCCAAAATACTTGAACTCGACTTCCTGAAGCATCTTCCAGAATTCGCCTTTGATAAGATCAACCTTCTCATAGGCGAAGGCCGGGTCCACCAGCGTGTAGATATAGAATGTCCAGCGCGTGGTCCCGTCGCCGTTATCGGAGGGTGCTTTTGCTACCGGGATTTGCTGCTCTGTCCCCGGATAAACCGGCCACCATGTCATCCCGGTCGGATAATCTGTTCCCTCCGTAGGCGTTGGTGCATCCACGATCACGATCTTCTTGTTCTGCGCATTCAGCGTGTCTGTGACTGCTGCATATTTTTTATTTAACGCCACGACCCAATCGGTCCCCACGCGGCGCGGATAGGAAGTCTTATCAATCTCAATGAGGACCACACCCTCTGTGCCATCTTTACGTATGAACACATCTGACGGGTTAGGATTGAGACTGAGGTCGAAGGCAGCCGTCAGCGTATCCACATCCGGCTCGTCCAACGTAAGATTTTCCTGGATGTGATAATTGACCGCGACCGGGCTGTAGCCAGCGATGTCGCCCACCACCGGCTTGACGTTAAGCGCTGAAACGCCCGGCCAGAACGTGATCGCTTTCCCGCCAACAGGATAATTCTCCTCTACGTAATGATAACGTGTAGAGAGGTTGAACCCGGCCCGTAACTCTGTTGTCTGGGTCACGTCCCAGAGTGTTCGATAAATCGCCTCGCGCAGACAGTTGTTGACTCGGATGTCGTCCCAGGACACGCCCTGGGGGACCCGATTACCATCACTCGTGCCACCTTCCAGCGCCCCGGTCAAAACATCATAAGCCCGCGAGTATAGATGAGAAATGAACGCAAAATCCTCGTACTTGACGGGCATCATATTGACGATCCGCCAAGCTTCCTCATCGCTGAGGATCGGGAAGAACGTAGGCAGATTCACAGCGGTCATGAATACGACTCCGGGTCATAATCTCCATCCTGGCTGGCGTCGTTGACTGCGTAATTGCCAGGGACGTTGACTGTGAAATAAGGCATCCCCTCTTCGAGAAGATCAACGAAGTGGGTCACAATGACCGATCCCCCTGCTGTGGCTAATATGAACACCAGAAACATCGGCAAGGGCATTTCTGTTCCTGCGGCACTCAGGAAAGACAGGGGGATCGAAACCCAGAATGACAGACAGGTCGGACAGGTCCAGACTTCCAGGCGAGTCTGCCGGATATACCACAGCTTCGCCGCAGGATCATCTTCAGCCTGGACAATATCATACAATCCAAAAATACGCCGAAAGTAATCAAAGAGAGTTACCGGTTGGCGATGCTGGTAAAAAGTGAAATCGTCGTCATCTGTCCCTGGCTGGACATGGACAACGGTCTGATTCATCTGAGGAAAGGGACCAGCATGAGAATCCACGTCGGCATAAAGCAGAACGCGCGTGACGTAGAATGTGGCGATCACCGCGATGATATAGGCCAGGAGGATCATACAGCCTTCTTCAACTCAATGTGCTGTTTCAAAAAATCTGTTTGCTCGGTCGGGATCATAAAACGCAGCACTCTGGGCTTATACTTCAGAATTGCAGCAATCAGATCATACCCAATGCGATAAGTTTGCGAAACCTGAAACGCCTGAACTGTCCCGGCGTCTTCTATATCCATCGACGTGCGAAAAAAGACTTTGGCCGTTCTCCCGTCCGGCACATAAGTTTGGGATTTGAATGTCGTAAAAGTGAGCCGGTGGGAAGCAGGTTGCTGCTTCCCACCACATTTTGAACAGGATGCCATTACGGGCCTGTCACCACCACATCTTTTGTCACGACGACGGGGAAGCGCGACCCACGCCCCATCACGATCAGGCTCACCGTGTAGGTATCGGCAGCGCCGTAATCGTGAGTCGGGTCCTCGGTGATCCCCAGAGCGAGATCGTTGGCGTCGCCAAAATCCCAGGCGAACCAATCCACATCTCCCGTGATGGTCTGATCGAAGTCCGCTGTCCCATCCGTCCCGTCAGTCGCAGTGAAGTCGGCCACGATGTCGAGATTGTGGTCATACTCATAAGCGGCCTGATGAGGGACCATCGCATACAGCGAGTCCAGGTTGCGCATCGCCGCCAGAAACGTGTAGATCATTGCTGGCGTGACGGTACTGAGATCAACGGTGATATGGGCGTACAGGACAGTGATGGCTTGGCACATGGCGTAGTACACGTACAACGCCCCGTGTGCTTCGTGGAGCCGCTTGTTCAGCATGTCCGTGTCGTTCATCTCGTCATAGCTGATGTCGAACGCCACATCCAACACGCTCGTTACCCGGACGGGCATTTGCGAATTAGGACTAACAACGTTCGTCTCCAGATCAGTGACGCGAGTCAACGGACCAAACGGACCGGGAACAGCGGCTGCCACGCCATCAAATGTTGCATTGTCAATATCTGCCAGTGGCATGAATCATTCCTCCGCTATGAACCGTACAGGTCAGGTCGTTTCCGGGGCAGTCTCAGGATCAACCTCAGCGTCTTCCGGGCGAAGCTGCCGCAAACGCCGCGACAGCGCGTCCATCGTCGACTGAGGCATGTCGCCACGATCCAGAAGTGCCTGAATCAGATCGTCCGTCGCCACCTTCGTCAGATTAGCCTGAGCGACTGCACGTTCCAGGTCGATCTCCCGATCCCCACGCCGCACTGCCTCCTGCACCGCATGAGCGATCAGAGGACTGTCGGTGATTCCATCATGCGAGTGCTTGGCAGCATCCTGCCAGCGTGTCCGCAGACGAAGCTCCGGGATCGCCACCGCAGGCACATCAATCGACTCGCCAATTTCAGGCATATTGATGACCCTGCCGATGGTGGGGACAAAGATAGATACCGGGCGATTTTTGTCTTTGCGGTCCAGAGAGTTCAGGCCGATATAGTAGACCGTCACCAGTTCACGCGGCTTCAGACGCTCCGCGTCCTTCGGTTTGATCCCAAACGGCTCGGCTCCTGGGTCCTTGTTTTGATTCAACTGTGGCAACATACGGTTTCTCCTGTGTACTACGTGGTAGACTGAGACCAGTCTACCACATAGCCCAGATCACGACAATCAGATTAAACAGGCGAGAGCAGGATGTTCCCGTGTCCGCCCTGCTGTCCGTTATAGGCGTAGAAGTCAGGACTGGTGAAGCTCCCGGCCTCATACTCCCCGTCTTCCAGGGTGTCCACCACCACGTTGTTGATGCGGGCCTGAAGCGGCTGCATGTAGGTCACAAGCCGCCCGGCCATCTCAACATAGTAGTAGAAGCATTTGTTGCTCTCGGTGATCCAACCCGCACGGGCCATCCCGCCCTGGATCGTGAACTTGTCTTCTTCCCCGTTGGTCGGGTACTCCAACTGGTTCCAGTCGATGTACTGCTGCTCCAGCAGCGTCATCCCTTCCACGCGCCGGGTCAGGATCATGATGTCGCCTGCGACCGCAGGACGCTCAGTTTCCTCCCCAACGTCGATGGTGACGTTCAGACCGCTGTTGAGATCGGTCAGCACCGGGATTGGCTCGTTGTCGATGTCCAGAGTCCCAAAGCCCACGCCGCCGCTCTTGACATCGCGCATTTCTGCCCGGAAGTCACGGTAGCTCATCTGACCCTCGAAACCGAAGCTGTTGGTGTAGCGCCACAGCGCACCCATCGCCACGAACTCGCTCAGGTTGTCCCACATCGTCGAAGGCATGTAAACCACCATGTCTCCGAAAGCGAGATTCCAGTTACGAGCCTTGATGCGGTTGCGCAGGCGGCGCACCAGATAGCGGATCGCCCGCAGGATGGTCGCCGGATCAGTGATCGGGCCGCCGTTGATAACCAGCGGGTCCGCCCAATGCGGCTGCCCAGGCCCATAGACACGTGACTGGACATACCCTGGGGTGATGACCTGATTGATGCCGTCCCACTCCATAACAGAGTTTGCGGCGTTTCCGAAGCGCAGGACGTAATCCAGATGTCCCATCGCCACCATCAGCGTGCGAGCCACCGCCCATTCACGATCATCCGACAGCGGCTGGCCGATCCCCGACCCGCGCAGCATAAAGGTGGGGTACTCTTCCGTATAGCGAATCCCACCGTCCGGGTACGGCTTCATCTTGGTGGTCGTCCACGAGAACGAGCCACCATCCATCTTGTACTGGAAGCCTGACCACGAGGTTGAAGGGCCGTAGCCGCATTCCTCAATGGACAGACCTGCCAGATATTCAGGATAGGTCTGCTGACCGTCGAAGCCTTCCGGTGCGACCCATTCCAGGTGAGCCACATGCGAGGTACGGGACTTCACCCCCCGCGACGGAATCCAGTTCAACAGCGGCCCACCAGAGTTGACCGCCATCGAGATCGGGTCGCCATCAATCAGCGAAAACGGCCCGTTGTCATACAACCAACCGGTCGTCGCGCGTGGCGCATCGTTGTTGGGCATGGCGTCTTTCATGAGGCGCATGACCGAATCGGTCGCTACCGGATCGACGCCAGCTTTGACAAGGCTCTGGTAAACCAGAGGCCCCATTGACTGCTCAAAACTGCTTGCCATTATCAGCCTCCAGGTGCGTTGTCTGGGATGCTCGACTTGAATACCCTGGGCTTGGTTCCGTTCGTCCCCGCGATCTTCTTCAGGGGATCGTCTTCTTCATCATCCAGTTCCAGGTCGAGTTCCAGCTTCGATTTGCGAGTTTGAGTCTTGAGAACCGCTTGGTTGCGTTCCTCAAGCTCTGTGACAACAAACTCCGCGAACTTCATCAACGCCTTGCTTTGCTTGATCTGGCCGGTTTTGAGGTTCCCAACCGCAGCCGAAATCATGCGCATGACATCCTGAAGATTCATCGCATTGTTGTCACCGTTTCCATCTGGCGGCGCGAGGACTCCGTCGATACGCAGCATGACCTCCGCCCAGGCTTTCATCTGATTGATGAGCGGCAGGGCGGCATGGATGTCCGCTACCTGCTGCGCCAGGGATTTCATGTCCACGTTTCCTTCGGCGTCGACCGCTGGCGTCGAGTCTGCCTCCGGGGTGATCTCTTCCGGTGTATCTGCCGTCTTATTCAGCAATGCATCCATCGCTGCTTCGACATCTTCACCTTCAGATGATTCCCCTGCCTCGGCATCGGACGCCCCCGCAGTAGCCGTTCCATTGGCTGCCGCTTTGAGACGTGCCTCGATGTCGGGGAGGTCCAGACCAACTGACTTAGCGACCGCGTACACCTTACCGAGCGTGTCCGGGCCTGCCGGAGTGGGTGTCAACGAGATTTCACTCTCGATCCACCGAGAAATATATCCCGTATCCGGGTTGACCATCTTTGTGCCGATGTAGCACTGTGTCGAAGTCCCCAGAAGCCCTTGCTCCTGAAGCTTCACGATCATGTCGTGGTACTTGTGTGAGCGGTCAAGCTCAACATCGTACCAACGCCCCGCTTCGTCCGCTCCTGCGAATTTAGCAGTGCCGACGATCATCAGATCAGTCGGATCGGCTTCTTCATTCAACAGGAAGTTCAAGTGATGGTCGTACATCAGATACTTGGTCGTTACCTGGAATTTGTCTCCAAAATCCGTTTTGGCATCGAACCATTCCCCATGCACGTCCTTATGCCCATCGCCACCGAAGGGGGTGGACAAGAGCTTGAAGCGTGTCACGCCATCATCACTTGCGACCTTACGAACACTGTCGGGGCCGAAAAACTTGAACAGCGTGTTTTTCATTAGCCTCCCTCGCTTGTTCTGATGATCTGCTCGATCTTGGTTTCCCGCAGCGCCCAGGCCCGATAATGGACACGCTCCAGATAACCACATGCAACTAGCTTACGAATGTGTTTCGCGGCAGCTTGGGGGGAACACCCATAAGCTTCGGCAAGCTCTAAACGGGTACACCCTTTATCCCATTTCACGAGGAGGTCATACGCCAGCAGTAAAAATTGGATCGTTTTGCAGGGTATGTCCTCAATGACCATCGCCGCATGGAGGCGCAACAGATCAGGTCTGGACATCAATTCGTTCAACGTCATCGACCACTTCCATTACGACTTCATCAATGACAAGCTGCTCGATCTCGTTCAACGGTTCGCCCGCCAGACATTTCGTCGCGGCAACCCCGATCAACGCGCCCTCGAACAGATACTGCTCCCCGGCCCAGGTCTCTATCGTCTTCTGATGGCGGGGGAATACACGACGAAAAGTATTCTGATTCTGCACACTGGCTGCGTCTACGGCCAGTTCATAAGCTTCCTCAGCAGAAATCTTTTGTCGTTTGGCGCTAAGTTCCTTCTCGGCCTGCATTTCAGCCTGAAGCGTTTTCTCGATGGAGAAAGTTTTGACTCGCCGGTCAATCACATGGCCTTCGCCATCCATCGTGATCTCATCGTAATCCAGAAAATAATGCATCTTACCGGGATCACGAGCTTTGAACAGCGTCTTCACCGCGTTATCAAACGCAGTCGGATCGGCTTCTCCATCCTGCGTCTGCTCATCCGCCTGATTGGTTTGCTGGTCAGAATCCTGGACAATCTGCTGCGGAGCCGCCTTGATAAGCTCCAGGTCATTCGGCAGTGCCCGCAGGAACTGCATCCAGGCCAGATAGGATTTCATCTCAATCGTGGCCCCAAACACTGAAGCGATCTTCTCCAGCGCCTCGGCAGTGTTCTTCAGAATTTCCGCATTATCTTTCGCCGAGGAGCTATCCACTTCTTCAATAAACCCAAAACGTGTGCGGCGCGAGGCCGAAGAAAACTGATCCATGATCCCGCCCACACGATTGTACAGGCGCTGCTCGGATCGCACAAAGGAGGCCGGACCCTTCAACTGCTGGCGCTGCTCCTGAACGACTTCCAGGGCACGGTTGGTCGTGCGTTCATTGTTCCAGAAATTACGCAATGCGAGACCGAGATTGGCCGCGATCTCATTCACATACATGAACGTGAACTCTTCTTCCTTGAAGTTCTCCGGTATTTTCGATAGACCCAGGGTGGCAATCATATCCTGAACACTTTTACCCATCGGATTGTTGACTTCCACTACCGGGATACCGAGTTCGGAGGCATCTCCACCTGTCCACAACGCGATCTGGATGGTGATCGCTTCTGAAATGGCGTTTTTCAGGGAAGGGTTAGAGACAAAGATAATGTCGCGGATTTTGCGGCCATCGAGAGAGGCTGAATTATGTTCCCGCAGCAGCCAGGACAGGGCTGCGGTAGGCAGGATCGGGAAGATCGGAGAGATAAATCCGTTGGAACCAAAAGGCACAGGATGCCCTAATGTCACGTCCTCAAAAGACATCTCTCTGGTTTTGTTGTAGAGCCAGACTTTTTCACGAGGACGCACAGGTGTCGTTACATTACGGTCTCGCTCCCAATCCAGATAGCAGGGATCGAGATATTCCAGGACCCGCTGGCGACCTTTCTTGGGGGAATAATAAGCGGTGCGTCCGACAATGAGATAATCCATGACGCGCCGCTTGAGAAACTGCTCGAAGCCCAGATCGACAAAGCCGGTGGCCGGGTCCTGGGTCTGCGCCAGATTGAAGTATTCTACGGCCTGGGAGACACTGCGGGGTTTGCCTGAGACCATCCACTCACGACTGGCTGAGATGGACTGGAAAGTCGTCACCGCGCCGGGCAGGATGGGAAGTTCCCAAAATCCTTTCTGTCGCAGCGACCGCCCCATCTTCAGCATCTGCTTGTCATTAAAACGCCGGTAGATACCATTGGGCAGCAGGAAAGCGGTCCCCATCACCTTATCAATATGTTGAGCCGCCGCTTGGTAGGCGCGCTCAAATCGCTCGTCATAGACGATGCTGACTTCGGGTTGGGTACTGACTTCATCCGCCATTAGACAGGCGTTCCTCTAACTGTCGAATCTTGGTGGTGTTCTCGGCGACCTGGGTCTGAAATTGCTCTTTCTCTTCCATGCATTTCAGATTGCGGGTGTCCAATTCAAGGATGCGCTGCTTATATTCTTGCTCTCGCGTCTCATAGCCATCAATCATCCGAGCATAGAGTTTGTGAGAAGCGATTTCAGCTTCTTTCCGAGCTTCTTCTATCGCCTCAGCTTTAAGCCGCACCCATTTGCGATCCTCGATGTCCTGATCGTCTTCATCCTCCGCTTTCCTTATCCGGTACAGAATGAACAGAGTCATTACGATGACCACTGCCACCAGAACGAAGAGACCCGGCCCCACGTCCCGTACCGTTTCCAGAAGCTTCGGGTCGATCACCTGGGCTGCGTACATAGGCATGTCCAATGGCATAAACCAGCGTCGCTAGAAAGATAAACCCCCAACAAGAGACGGCGATCCGGTTAGGAATGAACTGCCCCGACGCCAGAGACACCCAGATAACGGTGAACCCATAAATACTCAAGGGGAACGTGAGCAAAAAAATTTCAAATCCGTTCCATCGACGAAACAGGACAAGAATCCCCATAATGACTGCCAGCGCCCCGACCATCTCTGTCGAAAGATGATGATCCCACAGTAGCATAAAAAGTGTTGCACTCTCGACAGGTGGTTCGATCAAAAGCGCCAACCCAAAGAAAACCATAAAAATGCCCAGGGCATTTGGATAGGTTATGAGCTTCGAGTCATAACGCCAAAGTAAAATATCCCGAACCAGTCGCATATATCTGACACCAGTGTACAACGGATTAAGACCCGTGTAGTCATGAGTTACGATTTTGAGTATAGAGGTAACGTGAAGGACTGTCAAGAACAGCACAATCGCTAACACACTAAATTCACGCTAAAATATTAAAAACACGACACATGGAGACTTCTCATGGCTTCTCGGTCAATTACCGCACGAATTGTTCGACGTTTTCAGGCAAATCGACTCTTCGGAAATGCCCAGATCAACCCTCAAGATGCCGATAAATCCTACTTTGCCTCCATCCCTATCCTGGACGAAGAAGGTGTTGAACGCGATTTCGAGGCCCCTCTCGTCGCCACCATTCCGTATGATACTAATCTGGTCAGTTCTCAACAGGATTCCTTTGGTCGCAGCCGTGTCGCTCTACCCGATACTCTCTTCGATTCTAAATTACTCTATGATGCTCAACCTCTTTTCTGGACACAAGCTACCCCCGC